TTTAATACTTCACTTGCCATATTTTTCTCCTATTGTTAAAATCCTAATACCAAAGACTTTCCTGTTCCTGAAAGTGTTGGGTGCATTATTTGTGTTGATGATGTAATTCCATAAGTTAAAATATCTAAATCTCCGCCTAATTGTGGACTTGAATCCCCACTTACGTCAGCACTCACAGTTGAGTCTAACCAATTTACAGTATTTGCAGAATAGTTAAAAGTACAAAGTGAAATCCAATCTGATCCATCGTAAAGTTTTAAAGTAGGTGTTGTTGCCGAAGTTGTGTCCAACCATAAACTTCCAGCCGCTTTTGAACCAGGTGCAGAAGTGGTTGAGTTTAATGTATTTATTGCTCCAAGAATACTATTAAGTTCGGTTCTCAATGCAGAGAAACCTTGATTCGCTAATGTATAATCTGAAACTGTACTCATAATTTTTTATTTCCTATTTTTTATTATCATATTCTTTTTAAGACTTCAAACCATATCCGTAGGCAGTCCAATCAAAAGTTTTTGATATACCACTAGCACCACTACTAAAAAACTGAATAGTAAAGCCAGTCTTGGTTTTACTTGTTATACTGTAATAATCGCCTGTTGCCAAGCCCTGTGCCGATACACCAACACTAGGAGTGGCATAGAAAGAATTAGTATAGGTAATCACTTTTGCACTCGTAGTTGAAACTACGTCTTGATCTGATTCACTTCTTTTTTCTAAAGCTAATGTATAACTTAATGTATGAACTTTTGGTCTAGTTTTATTATCTTCATTACTTAATTTACATCTGAATTTAAAATATCTTCCTTTAATTGTCGTTTGTTGAGCAATTTTTTGATAAGTAGTTATAGCACCTAAACTAGAAGTGGAAGAACCAACATATACTTCTGAACTTGCTTGAACTTCCCAGCTTCCATCAAAAGGTGCTGACGCATCGTCAAAATAGGTAGCACCTCTTCCAGAATCAAAAAGATCATATTCATTTTCTGTGGTCATTCCATTAACGATAGTAAAGGTGGCATCATAAATCGCATCTAAAGTTAATGTGTTGGCGTAATCGTAATATCCGACACTTTGAATATTAGCAGTATAATAACTTGGATTTGACGTTGCATCCGTTCCACCTAAATCAAAATCTCCCTCTGCATCATCAAAATCCCCTACTGTATCATCAAAGTCAGTTATCGTATCAAGTGTTAAAATTTTTCTTGCTAAATTATCTTCGCTAATACCTAAACCACTTACTAATGTTCCTGAAAAATCTGCCATATCTATTCCGTATAAGTTGCTTGTGTTGAATAATATTGTAGTCCTGAAATGTTAGTATAAACTATACTTTCGTTTGCACTACTGTTTCCTAATTTATCAACTGCTTTAATGAGTATCGCTACATCTGACATTGAATTGACTGTAACACTATCAGATTTTCTTCGTGTTACTCTTGTTAAAGGTGTGCTGGTATTCCAGGTCGCACCGCTTGTTACATTTTCATATCTAATTTCATACCAAGAAATATCCAAGTCAGAAACAGGAGTCCAAGTTAATTCCATTTGATTTGAACCAACCATACTTACCGACAAATCACTAACATCATTGGGCGTTTCGGTTGCTCCCACAATTTTTCTACTGCCTGAAGTATATGTGCTGCTAACTCCGAGTGCGTTGATGGCCTTACATCGAACATCGTAAGTGGCATCATCAACCACATTTAATTGATGGTAATTTAATTGTGTTCCTTTTCCTAAAATTTTATAATCTGATTCTGTGCTTAATTTAGTTTCAACTTGATAGTATTGAACAAATTTATCTGTGGAAACTCCAACAGTTATTAAAAGTCGAGTTAAAACTACTCCGTCAGAATATTCTACCATTTCGTCATCAAGGGTAACGGAAGCTGGAGCAACAACAGAAAAAGGATTAGGTAAAGTTGTTGAGGGAGTTGTTGCCGCTTGTGTTTTAGTTGCCCAAGTGTAGTGTGCGTCTTGGTGTTCGATTAAAGAAAGCCCTATCGTGTAGTCCTCGTTAAAAGTAAAACCAACCACACGCATATTCTTCGCAGAAAATCCAATACTGGAATGAGTTATCGCTACAATATCTCCTATCGCTAGGTCATAAGCATCTCCTCCGCAATTAATGTCTAATCTTAACGCATCTCTTGATCTTCTGCAAATGACTTCTGCCATTTCTAATGCTTGGTAAGGCGAAGTAATCGTTTTCATGTCCACTCGATTTTCCAATAAGAAACCTCCATCAGCGGCTTTCATAACCGAATGCTGATCTGCTGACGTATAACCACTGTCATCTATTTCAGGCCACTGTACCTCGTCAACTTGGTAGTTTCGGTCTGGATTGACAAAAGAAACGATAACTCTGTTGTATTTAGAATTTTTATCTTCGCTTGATAAATTATATCCACCAATAATATCATCTTCGGTTAAAGTAATAGAAGCTGATCCTGTTGTTTCGATTAACAATTTATATTCGCCACTCGCAAAAGGTAAATAGCCACGACACCCTTTTAAAATTTCTCTAACGTTTTCCATAATCTTTTTAGAAGTGTCGATAATGGTATTGCAATCCATGATGTCGATGGCACTTGCACTCGTATAAGGAGTAACATCAGTATCACAAACACCTGACGCTGTATAAAAACTTGGAATATTAATATTACCTATTGCTAAACCTTTTCCGTATCTTGCGTTGGTTAAATAATCTAATAAACACCAAGCTGGATTATCGGAGTATGCCGCAGTTTGTGCTACCGAACTTACATTGTAAGCAACTACTTTTTTTCCTTGAACAACTGCTTGAACTTTTGGAATACCTTGAAACGCATCTTGATTCCAAGTAAATCTTAAAGCTAAATACGCAAGTCCTGAAAGTTTATGCAACGATCCCCAGCTAGACAAAGTTGATAAAAGAGTAGAGGCACTTTGAGCATCTGTTCCGTAATGAGGTTCAACTGTAATTAAACTTGCTGAATCTTTATAAAAATTTCCATCAGAAGTATTAACTGTAACTTGTGTAGCATCTGCAAGATCGCCTGACCAAGTAACAGCTTTGTCATCTATTTTAATAGAAGTAATATCATTAATTTCTCCCTCACATAAAACGATTGCCATGTATAAGTAAGTATTGTCGGTACCCGAACTCTCCATGAAAACTCTTGTACCGCCAACCATGCGAGTTCCATAGATCACAGGAATACTGGCATCATTCGATTGTTTATTTAATAAAATACCTGTTTCAAACGCATCAAATTCAGAAGTTCCGTAATCTGGTGTTTCTGGTTTAGGAAAAATCCAAGAGATCGCTTTAGTTATAAGTTTGACTGTTTGTTTAAAAGCTCTTTTTATTTGTTTGAAAGGATTCCAACCCATTATGCTCTACCCCACTTAATATCTAAAACAGTTTCACTACTGAAATTCATACCGACATCAGTACTAAAGAATCGTTGTTGAGATATATTATTTGTTTTTCTTCCGTTTGATTTTTCAAAGTCCGCCCAATGAGAAACAATTCTTAAAGTAATATAACTTTCTGAACCTGACTCTGAAATTTGAAAGGTATCAATCGTTCCTTTATATAAAAGGAAAGGATCAGCAATTAAAGCATTACTATCATTTAAAAAACCACGATAGATACTGACTGCATCATTAACAACATTTTCATTTAAGCAAGTTGAAATAAAAGTTTGATCTGCACCTGATAAAGTAAAATCTAATGATTGTTTGGATATATCAGTTTCTTCGGTAAAATTAGATATACCCATTATAAAGCTAGACGCAGAATAGGTAACGGAAGAACCTGATACAGAAGAAGTTAAATCAAATGAACAATCTGTAAGATTAACAGGAGTACCAAAACTGATAGTAATAAGATGAACTGGTCGTATCTCACTTGTTCCTAGTTCTGTCTTGACTGATGATGTTAGACTTCTTGTCATATTTTTCGTAACTTGTTCGTTGCACCTTTATTGTATCTAATATTTTATATTTAGCATTTTTACTAGGATTTCTAAACTTTCCTAAATCATTAGTATCAATGTTAATGTGTTC